TTCGTTGTGCTTTTTTTGGTGTGTGCGGGGTGTGCCGCGGTTGATGCGGGTGTGTGTATCCTGCCCCGCCGTCGGCGGCGGGGTGTCTGGTGACCTGTGCGCGGGCTCGGCGTAGGGAGGGGCCGACCTCGTCGACCTGCATCTCAACGACCGTGCGGCGCTCGCCCTGCTGTGTTTCGTAGGAGCGCTGGGTGAGGCGGCCGACGACGATGACGCGCATGCCCTTACGGAGGGACTCGGCGACGTTCTCGGCGACATCGCGCCACACGGAGCAGCGCATGAAGAGGGGGTCTCCGTCGCGCCATTCGCCGGCGTTGCGGTCGTAGGTTCGCGGGGTGGAGGCCACCGTGAAGTCAGCGACTGCGGAGCCGGACTGTGTCCAGCGGAGTGTGGGGTCGGCGGTCAGGTTACCGACGAGGGTGACGAGTGTTTCGCCGCTCATTCGGGGTCCTCCTCGTTTTCTTCGAATGGCATGACGGTGAATCGGATGGAGCACATGGGGATCCCCATGCGCTTGCTGGTGTGGCGGGGGTCGAGGCGCATGTCCGGTCCCTGCAGGTGACGCGCGTCATCGTCCGGGAGCAATCCGGCGTCCACCAGCCCGTCCACGAGGGCTTTGAGGGTGGGCATGTAGTTGTGGAGGTCGCGGCGGCGGCCGTCGGGGAAGCGGACCCACGCGACGAGTCGTGCTCGCATGAAGGTTGGGCAGTGGGCCGCACGGGCCATCACTCTGGCTTGCATGCGCAGTGTCCGAATCCGCGGGGAGAGAGTGCGGCGGTCAGCTCGCCCGTTGAGCGAGAGCATGCCCGCCTGGGGCAGATCGAAGGGGCCGATCTCCCACAGCGGGGCAATGGCAGCGTCATTCATCGCGTTCTTCTCCTGCCTGCGGGTAGAGGCCGTCGATGAGCTCGTCGACGACGGCACCGATGGCCCTGCGGATGCTCATGCGCTGCTCGGGCGTCTGCGAGTACTTCTCGGCGATGTCAGCGCCGACATCGATCAAGGCGGACGCCGTTTTGATCGCATGCACCTGAACCCGCGATAGTTCCCGCTCGAGGGCACGGACGTGATGCGCGCGCTCGATCTCGTTGAGTTCCTCTGCAGTCACAGGCCGTCCCCTCCCTCGTAGACGCGCAGCCCCGCTGGCGCACTAACGCTCCCCATGGGTACAGGTGGAAGCAGCGCAGCTTCCAGGTATTGGATTGATGGTCCGTCGTAGAGGAGCTCGCCCGTCACGGGGGCCTGGAGCAGTGCTGATCCAGCGGACCAGCCAAGGCACGCGTCTGTGCCCCAGATGAACGAGGACCGCCCGTAACCGTCCCCGACACGAACACGCAGAGGTATCTGCCAGGCCGCCGCCGACGCCGCGAATGTTCGGACAACAGCCGGGTTCATCTCCACGGCCGCATCCTGATAGAGGACCCCATGCGCTCCATCCAGCAGAAGGCGCGCCGCGTCAACGCGGTCCTCATCCATCGGCTCAGCCGCCGGAGCGACACGCGCCATCTGAGGCCCATACAGGACGCCCGTCTCCTGGACAGTGACGCCCTCCCTCTCATCGAGGAGGAGGCTCACCCGCTCGACGGGAGACCCCGCGAGGAACGTCGCCAACGCCTCAACAGCAGAGCGGCGCAGCCACATCGACTTCACGCCATCCCCGTAGCTATCCCCATCCAAAACGGTGAACCGCACCGCGATCGCGCGCTTGCGATCAATCGCCGAGGCAAGCACCATCACGCAATCCTGGACGACGGCCAGGCGCAGCAGGCCCGCGCCATTGTCTGGGGCATCCTCGGGAATTTTGCGCGCCACATGCGGCAGGGCCGCACGCAGCGCCCCCTCCAAGGCCGCCCGAGCCACGACCACCAGCGTTGAATCCTCGGCGCTCATCAGTACACCTCCCCAGCGCGCGGTCCCCAGGTGACGACCGCGGGGGCAGCCTCGACCTTCTCGCAGAACGCCTCCTCACCCTCACCGAGGGTGTATCCCCAGTGCTCCAAGGTCCGCAGGTACAGCTGAACGAGGCTGTCAAAGCGCTCACCGTTGCGGCTGCGCCAGTAATCACGGCCCATGCCACCCTCGAGGATGCCGATACACCACGCGAGGCGTGCCTTAGCCGCCTGCGCGGCTGACATCGTGAGCCCGAAGCCCATGTCATCGAAGTTGACCAGCGCGCGGCCCTTCGCCTGCGATGCGACGGACACCTGGGCTTGGTTGTAGATGACGGGCATTTCCAGGAGCGCCGTGTCCTTCGGCAGAGGGCGCTTGAAGAGCACGTTCTTAATCCAGGCGCGGCGCACTTCGCCTTCCTGAGCCGCCTGACGGTTCGCCTCGACGGTCGCTGCGCGATCGACTTCCTGCGTGGTCCTCGCCCTGTCCTCACGGGTGAAGTGCCCGTGCGAGGCGTAGTCCATGCACACGAAGCGCGTCTGCGCGCTCGTGTACTCACCCGAGCCGATCACCGAGACATACGCCGCATTGCCGGGGCAGTTGTCGTGCGGCTCAACCGCGTTGCCGTATTCGTCGACCAGGTTCCACAGGTATTGGTTGGTCTTCGGGAAACCGTCATAGAATTCGTCATCTGTAATGACGTGGATACCCTGCTGGCGCAGGTTGAGGACCTCGTCTTCATAGACCTGGCGGCGGCGTGCCTCGTCGCGGGCGCGCTCGAGGAAGTGATTGATCTTGCCGGGGGCCTCGCGAATCTCCTCGACGACCATGCCCGCGATGTCCTCGGGGAGGTCAGCCTCAGCCTCAGCGATCTTCGCGAGATCATCGAGGCCGAGATTCGCCGCCTCCCCAAGGGCTGCGACCTCCTGCGAGGCGTTAGCGACCCTGCGCGCCAACGTGGCCTCGCTTGCCCGCACACCCCGCTTGCGCAGTTCGGCTGCCGGAAGACCCATCAACACGAGCTGGTTAATGGCGCGCGCACGGTCAACGGTCGACGTGTGCGCATGCTCGTCATTCTCCGTGAGCTGCAGGCCGATCCGATCCAGGTCATTCGCCACGTCGACGATACGCACCGGCACCGTCTCCAAGCCCGCCTCAATGGCCGCGCGGTGGCGACGGTGCCCGTCAAGGACCACCAAGCCCGTCAGCGTCGGATAGACATCGATGTCCTTGAGGACACCGAGGCCGGCGATCGTCTCCACGAACTCGGGGCCGACACGCAGGTCCGCTCGGATGTTCGAGCCTCCCTGCAGGAGCTTCGGGTCGATCAACCACCGCTGGCCAGGCTGGACGGCCCCAATCGGGTCCGCCGCGACCTCGGCCGACAACACGCCAACACTCGCAGACGAACTCTCCTGCTCGTCGCGTCGAGGCGTCAACCCCACCGCCTCAGCCACCTCGGCCAAGCCGCTCAGGTCATACAGCGTAGGCGCATTCGGGGACGCCACCCGCATCCTCTTGATCCAGCCCGCCGCGAGCAGGCGATCGAGGGTGCGTCGTAAAGTTCGCGCGGACAAGCCAGTCAAACGGGCCAGCTCAGCCTGCGCGACCTCGACCTGCCCGTCCTCCTCAACCATGCCGAGCATCGTCTCCGCGACAGTGCGGGCCTGCACGTCATCAGCGGCAATCGCGATAGTGATCATTTCTTCTCGCCTCCTCGACGCTCTTCCTGCTTCTGCAGCAAACGCCGGTGCAATTCGCGGAACTCGCGTGTGTTCGTGCGCCAGTCCTGCCACAGGTACGCCGTCACCAGCGCCAGCAGTGCCAGGACGAGGACGCCCATCATCGTTTCGGTCACTTCTCTGCCTCTTCCTGCTCGGTGTTTCCGGCGGCAAAAATCTTGGTGCCGCAGTTCGGGCACTCGAATGTTGGTGCCAACGGCGCCGGCGGCGCCCAATCCGGCTTCTCCACGACGGCCGCGCGAACCTCGACAATCCGGCGCGCATGCATCACGGACGGGCTCGGCGGCGACATCAGCAACAGCCCCTGACGCTCGACCTCCTCGACAAACGCAGCGTTAGCCAGCCCCAGCAGATGCGGCATCGGTAAGTTCGCGTCCTCGATAGGGAACTCAACGATCATCTCGACGGACCTCATGCCCGGCGCTCCTTCCACGCGACGTAGACCAGGCGCTCAGCGAGCGCCGTCGGCACCGTGATCGCGGCGGCCGCCGGAACCCATGCATCAATCGCTGCGCTGAGGACCCACGCCAACGCCATCAACGCCAACGCCAGCAGGATCCTGGCGACGTTCATCCAGCTCACTGCTCTTCCTCCTTCGCCTGCAAAGCCGCCCGCGCGCGAGACCGCGCCACCGCAATCCGCTTCTGCGCGGCCGTCTGCTTCCGCCGCATCTTCATCACCGCATCCAATCGACGCAGCCCCTCCAAGACCGGCGCGCTCAACGCCACCGCCTCGGACGTGGTAACCTGATCCATGACTGATAGTCCTTTCTTTGGACAGCCCCGGCCGACCCCAATCGGCCGGGGCGCTTTCTTTACAACTGGTGACCGTGGGGCCGGGGCGGAGACTCGCAACCCACCAACACTCAAACCCGGCCCCACGGAGTTCTAACCGCGCGCCGATCCGTCCTCGCGGCGACGCAGAAACTTGTACTTCGACACCTGAACGGTGTGGCCTGCCGGGGTATGAGCACTGGCCCCCGGCAGGCCACGGCTTCCCTCAGCGCCGCTGGAGTGAGCGGAGGAAGACGCTGAGGAAGGCGAACCATCCGCGCCACGGATGGCCCCCTCCCCGGTAAGGTGGGTAACACCCGCCAGGCCGCACGAAGCAGTGCAGCCCCCACACCTCACCGAGGAGGAAGAATGACAACCATGTCCGCAGGCCCCACCCTTGCTGCCACTCTCGACAACATCAAGCAGCGAATGCAAAGCCAGCAGGACACTCTCGAGATCAGCCTGAGAGAAAGTGACCGTGAGCGATACCGAACACTCATTGTCCGAGCTGAGCTTGATGCCCTCTGGGATGCCGTCGAAGTCCTTGCCCATCTGCTCTCTGGCGCGGATATCAATCGGGTGCCGGTTCATGATTACTTCACTGAGCGGAGCCGTCCGTAGCCAGTCGCTAATTCCACCGTCCAGGTTCTCCGCCGACCGATCTGGGGCTTGTGACTCGCACGCCTGCTGCCCCTCTCGTGCGAGATACTCCGCAGCAGCGCCGCCCCCCGCAGACTCGCGAAGGTTCGACTCATGGGTGTTCGCGACGTCGGCCGACGAGGCCGCTTGAGCAGCTGCGCCACCCACCGCCGAGCGTTCGTCAGCCATGACCGCACTGAGGAACATCTCAGATTCCCTCAGCTCCCCACACGCGCGGATGACAGCCAGACGGGCCTCCTCGACACCCTTACGGGCCTCTGCTTCTCTGCGCATCATGCTGCGTCACCCCCGACCACGTCCTCCTCCGCAGCAGGGTGGACGCAAATGCCCACGCTGGTCCGTACCATGCGAGCAACGCCCATTTGAGGGCGTTTGAGTTCGCATGAAAGGAGGTGACAGGCATGGCGAAGGGCGGAAAGAGCGGAGGCGGCAAGTCCTCCAAGGGCACTTACCGAAGCGCCGTGACCGGACGCTACGTCACGGCCACTTACGGCAAGGGCCACCCGAACACGACCATCAAGGAATCCGGCAAGTGATCCGCTAATCGTGTTCTCCCGGTGGGCGGGTGCCCCGGCACACGGGCGCCCGCCCACCAAGCTTTCATTCATCCTCATCAGAGGCCTCCATGTTCTGACGCATCCATGCGTCCAAATCAGCAATCGAGTACCGGACCAACTGCCCGCGCTTCGCATAACGGGGGCCGTCCCCGGCCCGGCGCAGCGCGTACAACGTGGACTCAGACACCTGCAAGTAGTCCGCCGCCCCCTTCGGGGTCAACCACCCCGGAGTCACGAGGACTCACCCCCCAGCCCCGCCGCTTCTCCGCGCATCATGCTGCATCACCCCTGACTGAGGCAGAGATTGAATGAACCGCTCCAGGCCCGAGGACTCGGCACTGAGCGTTGAGATCATCTCCGCAGTAGCGGACAGACGACCCGATCTTGATTGCCCGCACGGCACCCGAGGTGCCGAGACGCTCGACGGTCGCTCGCGACAGGCTCAAAGTCTCCCGCACCTGTGCCGCTGAGTACCAACGCCCCGCCTCAAAAGGCATGCCCGTAGTCATGCTGCGTCACCGCCGTCCCAGTCGACGTGGCGCGCCTGGAGGATGATCGACCCCGACGCCTTGTCCTGGATTGCGAACCCATCCGATTTGTCCGGATCGTCGCCGCTACGCGCCCGGTACATCAGCTCCCACGCAGGCGTGCCGAGCGCCAGCCCGATCTTTTCGAGATCGACCGCGTTGAACCCGCGGTGCCCGTTAAGCCGCAGCGAGATGTACGGACGCTTGAGGCCGGTTTTCTCCGCGAGCTCAGTGATCGTCATGCCGACGCGATCCGCTTCGTCGCGTATGACAGCGGCGAGACGGTCGGCGTGAGTTTCCCGTGTCTGCATTACATCTCCATGTTCGTTGTTGCGAACGGTTATGCGTCAAGTATGTTCGCAACAACGAACGTTGTCAAGTTAATTTGCAAAGTGTCGTTCGCATGTGCGAACATTGAACGTATGGGAAACGCACTTATCGCAGCTCGGCTAGATGCTGAGATTGCCCGGCTGCTTTCTGAACAACAAAAACTATCCGGCGTCAGTCTCCGCGAGCTATCTCGCTTGTCTGGGGTGAAGCTCACGCGACTCGGCGACATCCTTAAGCGCGGGCGCGCCGCCACCGCAGGCGAGATCGAGAGAATTGCCGAAGCGCTCGGGCTTGAAGGCTGGAAAGTGCTTTTTGCTGCACAGACAGGTCGCTCGTACACCGAGGCCGACGCTGCCCTCGCCGAGCGCCAATCTATGAAGGATGCGGGCAGTAGCCATTCCCTCTGATTGCCCTCGGCAAATGACAAAAAGCTGCCCCTGTACCGCTACGCGCACAAGCTCAAACAGCACCTCGTCGGCCCGGATCCGGCCCTGATCGCCGACGAGCTCGACCTCCCCGCCTGGGTCATCGAGGCGTGGCAGCGGTGGATTAGACGCGGGTGTCTCGCTCAGCGAAACTTGTGCCGCGCCACACGCTTACAGAGTAGAGTGTGACACATGATCCGCGTCGCAATCTCAATGAAAGAGAAGTGAAATCATGGGCATGTTCATCACCACATTCTCAGGACCAGATGGTGAATCCCTGACGTTCACCCCGACTGAAATCATTTTCCGTCCGGGAAGTATCCTCTCAGCTCCCCCTGAGATCCATCCGCTCGCGAGCGTGCGAGGAGTCCAACTAGAAGCTGGCGAAGATCTTCAGGAGCGAGTCACCGCAACGCGGATCGTCGCGTTGGGAATCTTCGCGTTAGCAGTCAAGAAGAAAAGCGGCGGGGACAAGTGGCTCGCTATTGAGGGAGACGAGTACGCGTGGATGATCCGTGTTGACCGCAAGCACGTCAACGACGCAATGAGATTCGTGGCGAAACTACGTCCTGCCGCCGCAAAAGCAAAGGTGGAGGAAGCAGCGGAAGCCCGCATCACAGATGAAGAAAGAGCCTCTAAGCTTGACGAGCTCGCCGAAACACCCTGGTGGAAGCAAAAGAGCTTCGGGGACATGCTCAAAGCGCGGAAGCGCCGCAAAGAACGAGGGAACTAAAAACTGTCGTCCGCCCGTCGAGGAAATAGGGAAGATGTTCCGTCAGATGTGAATACCGTTCCATAGTTTGCGTATGAGCATGTGTAACCACGAGCGAAGCAGGTGTCACGGACTTCGGCGCTGGGCGCCGCGCATGCTTGTGGCGCTGTAGTGGTGCAAAACGGGGCGTGCCACCGTTTTTCTTTGCAATTCCGCCACTCCGGTTCGATTCCCCCCATCTCCACCAATTCCTATCTTTCACTGTAATTCCGCCACTTTCTCATGCATTCGGGTACAGGGTGGGTACAGCAAAAGCCCCCACCTGCCTCTGAAACTGAACTGCGCCCCGAAACTTGGACGCTTTTAATGGTAGCCGTTATGCGGCTTCCCGTAGGGTCTGATCCCGGTATTCTGCCGGGGTCAGGCCCTTGAGCTTTACTTGGCGTCTTGTTGTGTTCCAGTGCGTGATGTAGGCGTCGAGGTCGGCTTTGAAGCTCTCGAAGGTCTGCCAGTCTTGGCCGCGGAAGAATTCGTCCTTGATGTGACCGAAGACCTGCTCGGTGGCACCGTTGTCGATGCAGTTGCCTTTGCGTGACATGCTCTGGATGAAACCGTTCTCGGCGAGCGTTCTGATGTAGGTCTCGTGTTGGTACTGCCATCCCATGTCCGAGTGCAAGATCGGCTCAGCTCCTTGGGGTTTGGCGTCCATGAGAATTTGGAGCATCTCTTGTTGTTGGGCGAGGTTGGGGCGCATCGAGATGGAGTGGGCCACGATCTCTTTGCTGGCAAAATCGTAGACCGGAGCGAGGTAGGCCTTACCGAAGGAGAGCTTGAACTCGGTGACATCGGTACCCATCTTCTGCCAGGGCCCATCGGCCTTAAAGTCGCGGCCGATGATGTTGTCGAAGCTTTGCCCCACGTCCCCCTTGTAGGAGTTGTACCTGTGGTAGTTCGTCTCGCGGCGTATGCCGCAGCGCAGCCCCATCTCACGCATCATCTTCAAGACCGTCTTATCGGCGATGCGCTCCCCGTCCTCAGCGCGCAGGCACATGGCTACCTGCCTGTGACCGCACCCGTTGGGGGTTCGCGAAAAGATCTGGGCGACCTTGGACCGCAGATACGCCCTGGTTGGCTGCTGGAGGTGAGCCAGCGCGTAGTAGTAGCTCGACCTGGCAAGACCGGCGGCCTCGAGGAGGTACCCCCCCGC